GTTCTTGGCGTAATTGGATATTTGGAATATAAAGAAAATTATGAGGGTTGCCAAGAGCTTTGGGATTACTATAAAGAAATAACAAATGGCAAACAAGACGATACTGACTAACCAAAAATAGCCCATATTAATATGGGCTATTTTTATTAAGTTAGTTTTTAATTATGAATTAAGTTGTTGATCTGGTGCAGGTTCTTCAACTGGTGCCTCTACCTCAGTTGCTGCCGGTTTTTTACCATTCATAACATTTTTAACACCAAGTAAAGTCGCGCCAATTAGGGTAAACGTTATTGCTTGAGTAATAACATCAATTGACTTGGTAATCCATAGCTTGTCAATACAGCCCAATAAGAAGCATAAGCCTCCAATAAAGATAATATAGAGACCAGCAGTTGATGTTCCTGACGTTTTACCATTATCATTTGAGGTCATTTCGCCAAATGAAAAGCGTTTAACATCTCCAATTTTAGGAATTTTCATAGTAATTTAGAGTATTTTTAGTTATTTATCTTAAATTATAACATTGGCGCCATTGGAGATGCCCATTCACTAGTATTTAAAATAATTAAAATTTCATTAGAAGTATAAGGACCTTTACTTGTTGTTAAGTTTTCTACACAAGTAGGTGTATTACCTTCCCATTTAACTAATGCTTTTGTACCATCTACTGATTTTCGTGTAGTATCAATAGAAGTTTGTAAAACTTCATTAAAGTTAATTATACTCAACTCAGAAACGTTAAGTATTAGAAATTTTCTATCTGTGTTTATCATATTAATAAATATTAGTTATAGCCCAATAAATCTTGATGCATATGCATTATAATTTTGAGTCATTTCATCAACTGAAAGAATTCTATTATATGCTAATAAAAAACCAAATTCACCAGTACTAGCTTCATTTCCAACACCATAACCACTAACTGCAAATCCATTAGGCCCAGCAGAACCCCCACCATTAGGACCAGAGCTTAATGAATTATTAACATATAAAGAATAACTATCTCCCGCAATATTCCCAATTGCTGAATATATTCGCCAAGTTGTATCATTAGGTCCACTGTAAACACTTGATACCCAACCTTCAGCGTAGTAATTTGTAGTAGTAGTTGCCCAATTCCCCATCAACCAATTAGAACTAGTTAGAGCGAGTGGGGAATTAATCATTCTTTGATGATTTGGAGACGACGGGTTATAAACTCCGACATATCGAGAAGCACCCATTACTGTATAATTTGTGGCACTTAAATTTGGGGTAGCACTATAAAGCCAATCATCTACGCCATCAAATGTTAATACTCCTCCATTGGATGCACTATAACCAACTCCATTAACTAAAGTTCCATTATTACCATTTCCTGATATATCATAAATTGTAGTACCTTTACCTGGATAAGATGGAATAAACCCCGCATCCCAACACGTAACTAATCCACTGGTTATGATTGGTGGATAATCAATATTAACAGCCATCTTATCTGCTTGAGTGTTATACCAATCTAATGCCGCATCGAGTCTTGTAAAACTTTGTGAACCAATTTGATTGGTCAAAGATATTAGAGCTTCGGCATTAGCAGCAACGTATATAGTAGGTCCTCCACTTGCTTTATTAAGATAAATTGTGTAGCCACCAACCGGAGGAGTAATCCCGTTCCAGTAATCAGTTGTGGCAGTTGGACCCTTTTCCACATCGCCAGTGCCAATCCAGTAATTGCCGTCTTTTAGGGCTAGTGTTTGGGCGGCAACGTTATATTTTATTGAATTTGGCATTTGATTATAGATTATTGATATAGTTATTAAGAGATAATTCAAGTTGCTCGGTTCCAGTTAAAGTAGATGAAGGTTCACCATAATATAATTCATAGCGATCTTCTAAAAGATCAGCTGCATCCACTTCATTTTTTAGGTTAAGTAATCTAATACCAAACCAATCAGCTTCCATTTCTTGACGTTCATCATATTGATTTGCTCTATCGTATTTAGAGGCCGAGTGCTCTAATTCAAAATGTGCAATTTCATGAGCTTCAATTGCAAGTATGTGATCACTTGTTAAGTTTTGACTCTCAATTATTACTCCATCAATATAGATAGTTTTTAAGGAAAGATCTGCAAATGCAATTCCTAAATAGTTAAAAATCTTTGCAAAATCTTTATATAGGGAATCCTCTGGCCAAAGGGCAATAACTGTCCAGTCTAGATCAAGTTTACTTTTCCAAGCAGTAGGTTCTGCTGATTCTGACAAATTATAACGCTTCATTTTTGAAGCGCGTTGACCAGTTAGGTCTCTCCATAACTCACGTACATCAGGTTGAGCTAAAGTATCCGCCTGTACCATTGAATAAAATTGATTATCTGAGTTCTGCATCATTGCGAACCATTCTTCTAGTGTTGGTTTCTTAGGTAGTGCGGCTATTCTAGTCTTTAACCGACGGAACATTGGAAACAACTCTGTTTCATATTTGTCACCGGTATGAGGGTTTCTGCCGAATTTACGATTAATACCAAGATCGCTTAATTGCTTAAGAGGTCTTGGATGCTCAATATTTTCAGATACCCATGTATTAAAGTTTACAATCGTTGCCATTCTATTTTATTTATCCCTAGCGTAGATAAATAATAAGAAAATCAATAGTAATGATTCATAAATATCAACAATGGATTGAAGAATCTGAAAAAGTTGAAGCAAACGAGCAAGTGCCAACCGCTACTCCAGAAGTAACGGCAGCAACTGATGCAACCGCTTTACCGGTTACAACTGAAACACCAGCCGCAACTACTCCAGAAATTCCATCTGAACCAGAAATCGTATCAGCTGAGTCTGAAATTGAAGAATACCAAACTTTAGATAAAGCTCGTAGAGAAGCAATTAAAGCATTTAAAGAAAAACAAGGCGAATTCTTGGAAATTCCAGAAGACATTCGTAAAAACCCAGTTGAAGAAGCTGATAAAACAAAAGTTGAAGAATTAAAAACTGCTCTAATTGAACTTAATAAAACAATGAAAGCTGCAATTACTGCTTGGAATAAATTTAATTCAATGGCTCTTGGTATTGAAGATGACGAAGACATTGAACCATAAAATAACTAACGGACTATGTCAATTATAAAGAATTTTAAAGATTTTCTTAATGAAAGCTGGCATCCATATGATGCATACGAAACTGGCGAATCAGATTGCTGTGGTGCACCAATCATGCAAGGTGGAATTTGCTCAGACTGTAAAGAGCATTGCGATGTTCAACCCGAAGAAGAGGATGAATATCCAGAAGATCAAATGACTGATCATGAATTTGAACCTCGCAATCATGATGTTGAACCAGGCAGCGAGTTACCTAATGTTGAAGGATTTTAATGCAGTACCTACTAGAATATAACGATTGGACAACCCAACGGGAACAAGAACTCAATGAAGATTGGGGATGGGATGACTTGGTGCATCTTGGCGTTGATGTGGTTAGCGCAGTGGCTGATACGGTAGTTCCAGGGTCAGGCAGTGTTATTGACATAATTCATGCAATTTCCTATTCAATTCAATCAAGTTTTGCAAGTACTGAAGCTGAAAAAGTTTCTTTAAATATGCAAGGTTTAATAACTCTAGCATCAGTTGCTGCAATTAGCGGAGCTCAAGCACTTGCCGTTGCGCTAAAGGCCCAAATTAAAATAGTAATGGCTGCATTTACTGAGGGTCTATCTAATCCAACTGCTTTTAAATTAGCAAAAGCTGCTGCTCCGGAAGTTTCATCTAAACTTAAAACTTTGCTTGGAATGGTTAGCAATCTTGCAAAATGGGTTGGTCAAAAAATTCGAGAATTTAAAAATTCAGAATTAGGCACATGGGTTGTAAGTAAATTTGGTTCAATTGATATTGCAATTACTAAAATCAGTAATTTAATAACTCAAAGTATTCCAGCCTCAATTAATAAATTTTTACAATTTCTAGCAAAACTTAATCCATTAAAATTAGGCGCTCATGGTGCAACCGGAGAGACTAGCGAACTTGTATTAAAAGCCGCTGCTAAAAATTATGCAGCAGCTAAGGCTACTAATACTACAATTGCCGCAATTACAAATACAACAACTCAAACTAAAAAAGAGGTTGCTGTTCTAACTAAAAAACCTAGCTAATATAAAATGGCTGAAAATCAAACTTCTGGATTTATTGATACGTTCTTATCTAAACTTAAGGAACAATCATTTACTATCGTAGTTATGGTTGGTATTATTTGGTATCAAGGCAAAATGATGGAAGAAAGAGTTGCATATTGGCAAAAGTTATATGAAGCAAAGGAATTATATATTGAACAAACTACAAAAGAAGATAGGCAAATTTTATTAGACCGAATAAAATATCTTGAAGAACAAACTGACAAATATGCAGAAGATGCAATTAATGAATTAAAAATAAAGTAACTAAGACACTTCAAGATTAATGGACCAATTAAAATCAATGTATACGTATTTAAAGAAACAAAAAAACAAAAAAATTGTTTTTTTAACTACATCAAATAGATGGGAAGGCGAGTCTGAATTACCAAAGTCTTCTATTATTGCAGATGAATTAGCTACCAGACTTGATAATTGTCAAGTTATTAACGTGTCCAAGTTAAAAATCTTTTCATGTGAAGGAAACGTTTCAACTAAAAAAGGAAATAGTTGCGGGGTTAAGGCTGCTAAATTAGACGACGATAAAAAGAATCCAACTGGTAATATCCGATGCTGGGCCTCAGTTAATAATAAGTCAGATGAAATGTACAAAGTTGCAAATGCAATCTTTGAATCTGATATAGTTATATTTTTTGGGTCAATTCGTTGGGGCAAAATGAATGCAATATATACTCAACTAATTGAAAGATTAACCTGGTTAGAAAATCGACATGCAAGTTTAGGCGAATCTAACCTATTAAAAGACATAGAAGTTGGCGTAGTTGCAATAGGTCATAATTGGAATGGTAAAGAATCTGTTAATTTAGAAAAGCATGTTCTTAAATTCTTTGGTTTTAAAACTCCAGACGTTTTAACTTTTAATTGGCAATGGACCAATGATAAGTACGATGAACTCTTATCTGGTTATAAAAGAGACTTTCCAGACTTCTTAAAAGAGTTTAAATTTAGCGAAGCTCTATACGAAGCAGTTATGCGGTTTAAAAGCTGGACCAGACTATAATATCTTAATAAACACGAAAAGCCGGATTTCCGGCTTTTTTAATGTGATCTGAGATGATATTATTTATAGGTTAGGTTACTATTGACTGATTGGTTAAATAGTGGCTAGTGTCATCTAATATATGAATCCTATTGGTTTATACTAAATGTGTATCCAGTTAATTTCTCAACCTGGGCCTTTGTAACTTTCCAATGATCTAGTCCAACTGGTTTATCTGGAGTGTTATTAAAAATATAGGCTTCCCAATGCTTGGTCTTCTTAACAAAGATAACTTTCCAGCACTTAACTGGCACAGAAGTTGATCCAATCTTTTTAGCTGAACCAGTTGATCCACACCAAACCATTACAGAATCAAATTCAGTAGCTAGCTCACGAGTTCGGACCTCGAGCTTTTTCCAGTCTCCGGCATTTAGGGAATGATATTGTGGAGTCATATTTGAAAAATAGAAACACTCCTTTTGCAATTCAGCGCTACACTGGTTATCTGCAGCTGGGCACATATGACCTCGATCAGTTCCTGAACCAACATAGTCTTTCATAAGATCAGTTTCAGCCGGTAATAGTGGGTCTGGTGCAAATTGATCTTTGCGAGCAACTTTTGATGCTGGACAAACTAGACGAGCTTTGGTGTCCCACCATTCAACCTTAAGTGAATAGTGTAGAGTTTTACTGTAATACGCAGTGTACCCTTTGTGCTCTAATTTTATTGGGCTAGGCTCTTTAACAAAGCTGGTGAACAATAGTAGAGCAAGTGCTGCTACTGATAAAAATTTAAAAGTTTTCATATTTTTTATTTATTAAGGAAAATTTAGTTAAATCAAGAGTATATTAACTTTAATCAAATACGCTAAGTATGAAAAAGTTAATCGCAATATTATTTTTAAGTTTTGGAATCCAAGCATTCTCACAAACTTCTCAAGAGTTAGAATTAATTAGATTAACTAATATTGAAAGAGCTAAAGAAAAACGTAGCCCTGTAACTTATTCATCTCTATTAGATTCAGCTGCTAAATTTCATAATCGGTATCAAGTTGCAAAAGGTAAAATTGATCATATTGAATATGAGATTCAACCTGGCGAAACATTAGTGTATGAAGGCCCAATGCAGCGTATTGAAAAATTTAATTCAAAATGGCTTAATATTTTTACTGGCGCAGTTGGCGAAATTTGCGCTGGTCACTTTGAAACTAATACCGATAATAAAATTACTGAAGACTCTGCTGTTCAAATGATTTTTAGTCAATGGATGAAGTCGAAGGGTCATAGAGCCATCTTAATGACTAAGGATATTACGCATATTGCCTTTGCTTTAAGCATAAAAAAAGACCCAAAAACTAAATCTTGGGCCTTTTATGGAGTTGGGTTAGTCGCTAATACTTTTTAAAATTTAGGACATCCCATAACTTTAGTTCTACCTGGAGCTTTTTTACCAGTGCTGGTACCTAATCCTGGAATAGGTGGTAATTTAATAGAGATAGATTCATCAGCCCATCCAATTCGTACATCCCAATTAGAAGAGGTAGTTGCAATTGGAGTAGTAGGTTCAACTGTTGTAGTGGTTTTAGTAAAATCTATTTCAAAATGGCCGAATGCATATCGGTATTTACCGAATTTATCATTATAATCAGCCAGCAATTTTGGATCATTTGCTCTATTTGCATATTGCTCTTTATTCCATTTAACTGCTGGATCGCCGTTATTTGGTAATGTTTGACTATTTGCATCAGCTGGTTTAATTATTGCAGCATCAACGCCGGCTGTGGTAAATGCAGAAGTAAGTGCAGTTTTTAAAGAGGCTAATCGGTCAAGCGAAAGATCAACATTCTTTTGAGTTGTCCAATCTTTTCCAGCAGGTTTTTTAGTTGCTTTATCATAAGAACTTGGTACAATACTAGTAGAAGATGTTCCCCAAACTCTAACTGCTGTAATTTTACCACCATCTTTTGTAATTAAGTCTACTGCATTTTTAACGGCAGTATTTAATTCAGTTTGCATTTCTGGTTTAATATCAATTGAATCGTCTGGAAAATAATTAACTGACTTCTTAAGGCCGTCAGAATTCCAGTCTCCATTTGCTTCTGGAAAAGTTCCGTTTAGTGTCGTTGATACTGGGGCAGCTGGCGTATCTGATGGTTGTACTGTAATCGCTGAGCCTTTTGGTACAATTGATAAGTTAGTTGCAAGCTTAATTGCTTGATCAGCAGTAAGTTCAGGTGTTCCAGGTTTAGCGGATTTAGCAACTCTTGCAATATGGTCTTTAACTTTTGCATCAATTGCCTCCATAATTATTTTCTTATTGGCTGGAGTCATTGTATTATTTGCAGTAAAATATTGAGAAATAGTAGCCTGGTCATTAAGTGAAGCAGTTAACGTTTGAATATTTGCCTTTACTTTATCAAGGGTTAACTGACCTGCTCTAGTAAGCCAGGTTGCAATACTTGTACCATATACGCTATTTGCAAATCCATTTATTTTACCATTTGCCGCTACATATTCAGCGTATTTTTTAAGATAGTCAGCATACGGAACCTGAGCACCATCTAATATGAAATATCCAGATATTGAATTTGATGGAACGATCATGTCTAAACTAGCCTGATTAAGATTAAGCCCTTTACCTTTGACTACTTTAACAAAATTTGAAACTTCAGCAGCAATAGCAGCTGCATTTTTCCAACCAGTAATTAGATTAGTTAAATTGGTTTTTGAAGTATTATCCTGTTTGAATTTTGCATCATTTGGATTAATTGCTGAAATAGTAGCAGCTGTTGCTGGAATTGCATTAACCAATGATTCAACGCTTGAAATATAGTTATATTTTGATGCGTTTGTTGCTGTTTGTTTATTACCAGCAATAAAACCTCCCATCCAAAAATACATACTTTTGGCAGAATTTGCTCTATCTGATTTGGCAGAACCTCCAGTTTTTACTAAACTTTTCCATAAGTTAAGATCAGCACCGCCTCGTTTCCACCATTCCATTACTGATAAGTAATTAGGTAGAGCCTTTGATACTTCATCGTCATTTGCAATTAGTATTTTATAAAGCCCTTCAAGGTCTTGATTCTTAGCCATTTCCTGAATAGTTGCTTGGTCGATTGCCTCATTTAGAGATAGTGACTCAAGTAACCAGCCTGTGTAGCTTTTAATTATTCGATTTGTCATTATATTATTTGGTAATTATTTTCTAGATATTATTTATCTTTTGTACTATTAGATACTTCCTGGTTTTAGTCGGTCAGCCCGTTTGCTACGATAAATTCAAAAAAGCCCATATCATCAACTGACGTATCTGAATAAAGCCATTCACGGATCTGTTCCCATTCACTTACATCTTCATCGTCCGCAAAGTCAATCCATTTATCTATAATTAGGCCAGTTTTTTTAGTTAATATGTCAATTGCTGCACTAATCTCAGGATCGCTACCCCATTCATCTAATGCTTTTTGGTATCGTGTTTCAAATGGTTCTTCGCCTTCTAGCCCAAGACGTCTTAGCCTTGCAAGTTTATCTTCATTAGAATCTGATTCTTGAATTAGGTATTGTTTAAATTGTTTGATTTGTGCCATTTTTTTAAAGAAATATTTTGATTATTTATCTAGGCCGACCAATTTTAAAAAGGATTAGGTACTTTAACCAAGTAATAATTTTTTAAATTAAACCAAAAAAGATGAAAAAGTCAACATCAAAAACAAAGTCTGCTACCAAAGTTGCAGCAACATCAGTATCAACTCCAGTAGTTGCAACTGTTTCTCGTAGTACTAATAGCCGTAAAGGTGCTAGCTACAAAAAATTGTCAATTCCACAAAAATTGGAAATCATCACTAGCCGCAAGCGTCGTGGAGATAATCAGGTAATTGCTGCTGAATTGAATGTTACCCCTACTTATGTAAGTGGAGTAGTAAATGGCCGTCACCAAAACACTAAAATTGTAAATCGCATGTACGATAAAGTACGCGGTCGCAAGGTAGTTGCATAAGTTTAGTCACTTACAACAGTCTAAAGGGAATCAGTTAATGGTTCCCTTTTTTTGTGATTTGAACAGTTAGCTCGCCAGTGCCTTGCAGCAATCGGTGCCATTCGCCTTTGGGGATAAAGACTGGTTGGGTTATGACGCTAGGTATATGGTTCTCAAATTGAATAAGCCAGTCAGTTTGGCCTACTGGTTCAACAATACGGTCCTCGTCATCTCGGTGCCAGGTAAGTTCAGTACGGTCAAGCTCTGCGCTAAATACCCTGATAAAAACCTCGTCAGCTAGCCTAGTTTCTTGAAATGGAAGTTGCATCATTTATTATTTTTTACCAAGTTGACGTTTTACTTCAGCTCTAACACTTTCCATCTTTTTTGCATAATCTGGATTTTTTTTACGGTTAAACACAACCTGTTGGTTAATGCTACCAGTAATTTTTTGCAGGTCCCTTTTTCTGGTTCTGATTAACCAGCTAGCCAGGGCTTTAACTCCAAGCGTTTTAAATTTACCATTTGCATCAGGTGCACTTGAGTCATGCCAGTCCGGCGAGCCTTTGGGTTTTTTGGCTTCAGTAATTAAAAAATCTTTATAATATAATACGTGTTGCATAGTTATGGATTACTTTTTCTTTGATGCTCTGACCTTTTGGGCTAAATCTTTATCAGCTTTGCCCCAAGTTCCGCTTGATTTGGTAACAAATGAATTTACTCTGGCATGGGCCCAGGCAGTTTGACCCATACCTGGACGGTGGCCTGTTTTCCAGGCAGCCATACCTCGGTTAAATACCTGTTTAAGAATACCAAATGATATACCGTATTTTTTGGCTTTTGCCTTTAGTGAAGTATCTGCTGAACTTGATTCATTAATCTCTACCCATTCCCCAAATCTCCAAACTTGGGTCTCATTCATTTCCCGGTTTACCTCCTTGGTAAATGAGCTCTTGACCTTTGAACCTTTGAATTTGCCTGACTTATCCAGATCGCCAGCCATGGGTTTATAGGCTGATGCATCTGAATCGCTCATCTCGGCTTGACGCTTCATTTGCGACTCTTTTTTTTCTTTTTGTTTTGAGTCTAGACCTTTGAAATATGGGCCTGACTTGCCGGTCACTTTTTTCTCGTTCATGTCTTTTTGTTTTTTACCAGAAACCTGGGTAAGTTTTACCGCCCCAAAGATGGGCATAGCGATTAATACGACAAGCCCAGTAACCTGCACTCATACGGTCCTTTTTAAGATGGCACTGGTGGCGAGCCGCAAAACTTTTACGCGCGGCTGGATTACTAACCTTTGCAGTAAGTCCGCCGTGAACATCGCCAAATGCAATTTTTTTGACTTTACCCGTGGCCGGGTTCTTTACATAGACATGATATTTCTTGGCTCCACCGCGTTTGGGTTTACCAATTTCTACGGTTTTACCCTGGTACTCGGCTTCAAAAATTGGAAAGTCAAGTAAGATAGTCCGGCCTTCAAATTGGGCAGTTAGGCCCAGGTCAGTATTCCCAAACAGGTCCTGATCAATACTAGATAGGTCAATCTCTCCAGTTTCCCAAATGGCACGAGCCTCAACAATTAATCGCTGATGGGCAAGACTGCCGGGTCTAAAGACTGATTCGCAAACCGAGAGCCCAGCCGCTAAATGGTATTGCAGAGCCTCGTGTAGTACCTCAGTTTCGGCGTTTTCAGTGTAGGCTTCAGTTATCCAAGCCTGGAACGGTTTCAACATTTTCTTTCCTCTTTTTTTCCGGCCCCGCCTAAGGGGGTAACCGCGGCGGTGCAAGCACGCCCAATTTTTATATTATAACTTAATGCGGGAATTCGGTTTCAAGTGTATAATAAATTGCATTTTCATCAAATCCCATTTCTGCCATGCGTTTTGCAAATGGTTCAAAAACCTCGTCTAATAGGTCAGGTTTAAATCTTTTTAGGGCTGACACAACGGCTTTGGCTCGGCGAACCAATTTTTCCCGATCCGTAATTAGTTTAGACATTGAAACTGCTTTACTTACTGGGTTTGCCGAGTCAACTAGGGTTTTGGCCCGCTCACGGTCCTTTTCCTGAATCCAACACCCAGCAATATAATTATCGCGGGTTGCTGAAACCAGCCCAAGGCGTTTAAGTCTGGCATATTTGGCATATACCGTTTCAAAAAGAGCAAATGATTTAATATAGGTATGCATAGTTTCTTGATTATATTTTATTTAATGGGGGTAGAAATTCGCCTGTTTTCACAACTCGCCAGACATTATCAGGTGAGATCCATAGGACCTGCGCATTGTGTTGCCAGGCTTCTTCTAATAACCATTCATCAACGATTTCAGTATCGCCTTCGCGGCCATAAGCCTCCATGAAGCCAGGAATATTATCTGGAAAATCTACCCAGGTGTCTTGTTCAGCCTGTGATTGATTAAGGTCCTTGGGATAGTCATCAATGAGTCTCCAATGCACAAAGGGTAATGGGTTACCAAATAGTGGATTTTTAAGTCCAATATTTTCCCAACGTAAGGTAGCTTTGATTACAGTAATCTTTTCATTTAATAGCCCTAACCGGATAAGCCTAAGCTTTTTTAGGATTGGGTGTACTGGTACCTGGTCGCTTTCAGTTAGTGAAAAAGTATTAAATTTGGGAATATAAGATTTCATATGGTTATTTATATTTAGGTAGACCCCCAACCTGGGGGAGAATTTGCTCCCGGTAGAGTGTGAATACCTGAATGAGCCCAGCAAACCGTCCCCCAGCCTGGGGAGAATTTCGGCGGAGCTCTTGGGCACATTGGTATATCCGGTGAATCCTGGTCCGTGGAGAAACCGGAAAAAAGT